CCCTGATGAAACCGCTAGGTATAACTATACAGGGAATCCTTATAACCCAAGACCTGACGAAGATAGTTTAATCCCTTTGAGGTACGGGGAAAATGATACACAAATGACTAGCCAAATAGCTTTATTTGAATCAGATTTATATACGGCTAAAAATAAAAATAAACTATATCCTATAGAAAATATATTCCAAGCTATGAGGCGTTACGGGGTAACGGGTAAAGGTAACGTAAACCAAAACGTAAAAAGACAAATAGAAGATTATATATCACCTGAGTTTATAGCTAATAACCCTAAAACTACTCCAGCGTCAGTAATGGAGGAACTACAGAAAAACGCACCTAACATACAAGAAACACATGCCTACTACAATCTAGCTTCAACTATGCACCCTGAAGTAAATAGCGGTTACTCATCCTATACTACTAGAAGACCACTTTACGACCTTGACAGCGAAACTACTACACTCGCTGATTCTCGTGCACAGACCAATCGTCGTTACGGTGAACGTAAGTTTAGTATGTTTGACGACGGACGTATTTACGGCGAAAAACCAGAGTTCGTTTATAGGCACTCAGAAGACCCACGTCCTAACACAACTTTTATAAATAAAGATCATGAAGATTTAGCAGCAGGTCATGTCATGCCTGCTTCGGAAACAATGAACGCAAATAAATATATGCACTCAAGATATACGCTTGAAGATATAGGTGATGACGCAAACGTATATATAAAACAAGAAAGTCAAAGTGACGCTTATGGGTTAGGTAGAGATCAAGACATGATAACCGCTCGGTTGTCTGGTACAGACGACACAACAAGAGGAAGCGTTGATCAGCTTCAGTATGAGATGACTAATTTAGGTGGTCCTACAGACGACGTTTTATACAATAGAATAACTTTAAATGGAGATAATGAAGCGGTGGGTGAACTGTTAAGAACTAGAGATCAAACTGCAGGTGCAACACTAGGACCAGAATTATATGATCACTTAGTAGTTACTAATAAACTTGATGACTTTAATAAAGAGTTGGGTGACTTAATAAGAAAAGGTAAGGAAGAGCTAGATGACCAAAGAAGTCTAATCGACTCTTTTACCGAAGGGTCAGGAACTTATGGTGAAGCTGGACCAGAATATGACAAAGCATTAGAAGAATTTAACGAAATGGCTGAAAGATATCGACAAAGAGAATTAAGATTATTAACTCGGTATAGTAAAGATTTTTATAAAACTTTAGAAGATACCATATCTACTATAAACTTACCCAGAAGCGCAGATTGGTTTACTGACGACTTTAAACTAGATTTACAAACTGCGGTTAAAAACGATTCACCATACGCATTATTCCCTAACGGTCCTAGGTCGTTAGCACCTCCTTCTGGTGTCACGACTATAATACCGCCTAAAATGATTCCTTTTTTAGAAAAACAATACCGTAATAGTGATAACGTAAAACTGAATTATGACACTGAAGGTAAATTAATAAACGTTCAAAGATATGACCCTCCACAAAGAGTTGGTGGTGTTGACCCAGATGATCCAGGTACGTTGACCACTATATTAGACGCCGAACCAGACCCAAGAAGTGTAAATCGAGCTAAAAGTTATAACGCTCTGTATAAAAAAGCTATAAAACAAACCGAACAAGATTACGGGGTAAAGCTCAACCCTACCGAATACATTGACGAGTACGGTCAAGAGTATTTAAAAATAATACTCACCCCAGAATTAAAATCTTCTTTTCAAACGTTTAGAATGAAGCACGGTGGAGCAGCGAGCATAATACCTTTAAAATATGGATTCTAATTTAAAAGATTTACCAGAGTCAGTATTACGTGAACACCTTGAACTAACCGAAAGGTTAGAACAACTAGAAAAGGTAGAACGTTGTCAAACTGGTTTTATGGATTTTGTAAAAGACCAATGGCCATCATTCATCGGCGGTGCTCACCACAAAAAGATGGCTGACGCTTTTGACCGTATAGCCACAGGCAAAATAAAACGACTCATTATCAATATGCCCCCGCGTCATACTAAAAGTGAGTTTGCTAGTCATTACTTCCCCGCTTATCTAGTAGGGCGTAACCCTAACTTAAAAATACTACAAGCTACCCACACCGCAGACTTAGCCGTAAAGTTCGGGCGTAAGATTAGGGACTTGATGCTAACGGATGATTATCAAAACGTATTCCCCGACGTACTAATAAACCCAGACTCAAAAGCAGCAGGTAAATGGGAAACTCAAGATAAACGTAACCCTAAACTCAAAGGCGAATATTATGCTGCTGGGGTGGGCGGTGCATTAGCGGGTAGGGGTGCTGACCTATTTATTATTGATGACCCACATTCAGAACAAGATGCCATGAACCCTAAAAGCATGGACGACACATACGATTGGTACACTAGCGGACCGCGTCAAAGGTTACAGCCAGGAGGAGCCATAGTAATAGTTATGACCCGCTGGAATATTAACGACCTTACGGGTAGGTTACTAAGAGATGCAGCACGTGACCCTAAAGCTGACCAATGGGAAGTTATAGAACTACCCGCCATATTACCTAGCGGTAAAGCCTTGTGGCCAGAGTACTGGAAACTAGAAGAACTAGAAAGCGTAAAAGCTAGTTTACGTGGCGGACCAAAGTGGCATGCTCAATATATGCAGAATCCTACCAGTGAGGAAGGTGCACTTATAAAACGTGAATGGTGGATGGAGTGGACAAAAGATAAACCACCAGTTTGTGATTACTTAATACAAAGTTACGATACTGCTTTTTTAAAAAGTTCTAGTGCGGACTATTCAGCTATTACTACGTGGGGTGTATTTTACCCAGAAGGTACAATCGGTGAAGATATGTACGACGGCACAGTAGCACATATTATTTTACTAGATTGTATAAAAGGTAAATACTCGTTTCCTGAATTAAAAGGCGTAGCCCTAGAACAATACCATGAGTGGACACCTGACACAGTAATTATAGAAAGTAAGGCTAGTGGTATTCCGCTTACCCAAGAGTTACGTAACATAGGCATACCCGTACAAAACTTTACACCCAGTAAAGGAAATGATAAGATTGCTAGAGTTAATGCTAGTACTCCACTTTTTGAGTCAGGTCTAGTATGGGCACCCGACACTAAATGGGCTAACGAAGTAATTGAGGAGTGTGCGGTATTTCCCGCTGGGGAAAACGACGATTTAGTCGACTCTACTACTCAAGCTATGTTACGTTTTAGGCAAGGTGGTTTTGTAAAATTACCTAGCGATTGGGAGGAAGAAGAACTATACTACAAACGTAAAGTAAGTTATTATTAATTATGGCTATAGAAAAAGATTTACTAAATATAGATAGAGACGGCACAATAGACATAGAAATACCTGAAACTATGGCACAACCAGCAGCAATGGGTGTGGAAGTTCAACTACCAGAAGAGATGAATATACAAGGCGATTTAACTTCAGCCTTTGAAATAGATCAAGAAGGTAATGTAGTGCCAATGTTTGAACAGGAAACCGTTTCAGTAACCGATCATCAAGCTAATCTTGCTGAGTCACTAGATCCCTCAGACCTATCCACGTTAGCTAGTGAACTTTTAGAAGCATACGATTCAGATAAAGATTCTCGACAGGATTGGCTTGATACTTTTAGTAAAGGTTTAGATTTACTAGGTATAAAAACAGAAGAAAGAGAAGAACCATTCCCAGGAGCAACAGGTGTACATCACCCATTACTAAGTGAAGCCGTCACCCAGTTTCAAGCACAATCATATAAAGAATTACTTCCTCCTGGTGGACCAGTAAAAACTAGAGTAATGGGAGCGGAAACTCCTGAAATAGCTAGTCAAAACCAACGGGTAAAAGAATTTATGAACTATCAAATTACTGAAGTCATGAAAGAATATGACCCAGAAATGGATAGTTTACTGTTTTACCTGCCTTTAGCAGGAAGTGCATTTAAAAAAATCTACTACGATAACCTTTTAGGTAGAGCTACTAGCCGTTTAGTCAAAGCTGAGAACTTAGTAGTAGCTTATGAAACCGTAGATTTAGAAACTAGCCCACGTTTTACCCATACTATGACTATGACGGGCAACGATTTGAAGAAATTACAGCTAAACGGCACATACCGTGACATAGAAATAGGTGATGCTAGCCCAGATGTTGACATAAATGACGCAAAAGAGAAGATGGATGAGCTACAAGGCATATCACCATCTATGACAGACTACGATGAATACACAGTTTTAGAGATGCACGTCAATTTAGAGCTGTCAGAAACCGATGATTATGGTTTTGCGGTGCCTTATGTAGTAACTATACTAGAAGAACAGGGCGAAATACTGTCAATTAGGCGTAATTGGGAAGCAGAAGACCAATTATTCAGTAAAAAAGAGTATTTTGTACACTATAAGTTCCTTCCAGGACTTGGATTTTACGGTTTTGGGCTAATTCACATGATTGGAGGGCTAACTAAGTCAGCTACAGCGATTTTACGTCAATTAGTAGACGCTGGTACGCTAAGTAACCTCCCCGCAGGGTTTAAAGCACGTGGAATGAGAGTGCAAGGCGAGGATGAACCCCTTAGACCAGGAGAATTTAGAGATGTTGACGTTCCAGGGGGCGTAATTCGTGATGCATTGATGCCATTACCCTATAAAGAGCCAAGTAACGTATTAAGTCAGTTATTAGGCGTAATTATTGACTCTGGAAGACGTTTTGCGTCAATTGCGGACATGAATGTGGGCGATATTGGCTCTCAACAGCTACCAGTAGGCACCACAGTAGCTATGTTAGAGCGTGGCAGTAAAGTAATGAGTGCTATACATAAACGTATGCATTATGCACAGAAAAAAGAATTTAAACTATTAGCGGGTATATTTAGCAGAAGTTTACCCCCAGTATACCCGTACGAAGTACCAGGAGCTACAAGAGAAATCAAAGCTGCTGATTTTGATTCTAAAGTAGACATATTACCTGTAAGTGACCCTAATATCTTTAGTATGGCACAAAGGGTAATGTTAGCACAACAAGAACTTGAAATGGCTAGAGCTGCACCAGAAATACATGATTTACGTGAAGCATATAGACGTATGTATGAAGCGTTAGAAGTTAAAAATATAGATAACTTACTTCCTCCGCCACCAGATATTCCAGCCCGTGATCCCATAACTGAACAACAAGTGGCTATAACAGGACAACCTATAAAAGCTTATCCTTTTCAAAACCATGATGCATACATAGCTAGTCATAGTGCATTTTTACAAAACCCAATGATACAGCAAAATCAAACTGCTATGGTTAGTATACAAGCTAATATACAAGAACATCAAGCTATGAAGTATAAACAGCAGATTGAACAGGTACTAGGTCAACAATTACCAGAGATGGGTGAAGGTCAAATGCCACCTGAAGTCATGAACGAAATAGCAAACCTAGCAGCACAAGCCACTCAACAAGTAACAGGTCAAGAACAAGCCTTAATACAAGCACAGCAAAACGCACAAGTACAACCGTTAGTTGAACTTAAACAAGCTGAGATACAACAAAAAGCACAGAGTGATCAAATAAAAGCTGAAGTAGATCTACTTAAACAACAATCAACAGAAGCGATAGCCGAGATGAAAATAGCGCAACAAAGAGAAGAAGCTCTCATGAAAGAAAAAGAAGGTATGCGTAAGGATTATCGTGATATACTAAAAGATGTTAGAGACTCCGATAATAGGACTAAAGGTAATTGATATGCTGAACAGAGCTAATTTTGAGGAACTTATGGGCGGTAACGCTAACCGTAGAAGACTCAGAAATGGTGGAGTACCAAAAGGCTATCATAGAATGCCAGATGGAACTATAATGAAAGACTCTGACATGCATAAGAAAAATAATGGCGGGTCAATGACTAACGCCAAAAAACATTTAAGGAGACCATAAAATGCCAGGTAATAGAGGTAAAAAGAAAAAAGTAAAAAAAGTAATGATGAATCGAGGTGGCGACAAGATGACTCTGAAAAGAGGCGGTAAAGCTAAAAAGAAACGAGGAATGGCTAGAGGTTGCGGAGCAGCAACAAGAGGCAAGGGGTATAATAAATAATGGCAAAAGATACACACAAAACAAAAGACGGTAGAACCGTTAAAAAAGGTCTCTACTACTACATTAATAAAAAACAAAAAGAAGGCAGAAAACCAAGAAAAGTAGGTTCAAAAGGAGCACCTACTAAAAAAGATTTTGAAGAATCAGCAAAAACTGCTAAAAAAATGCACGGCGGAGTAGCCCATAAAGTAGAAATGACTCATGGTGGTGAAGGTAAATTACACGGTGGTCAGAAAAAACTAGATAAAAATAAAGACAATAAAATAACTGGTGCAGATTTTAAAATGATGAAGCACGGTGGACATGTCGTAGCAGGTAACGCAAACCGTAGGAGAAATAGACAAAGTGCCAAGGGCAAAACCTAGAAGAGGAAAAGCCAAAGTAAAAGTAACTAAATCTGGTAAAAGAGTTAGTTATGGTCAGGCAGGTAAAGCCAAAGGTGGTGGTCCTAGAGTAAAACCAGGAACATCAAAAGGTGATTCTTACTGCGCACGAAGTTACGGTATTAAAAAAAGGTTATCCAAAAAGAAAAGAAATAATCCTAACACTCCCAACAACTTATCTAGAAAAAGATGGAAGTGTGTAGGTAAAAAATCTAGAAGGAAATAATGTTAGATAAACTGCGTAAACAGATTATAGAACGACAAGAGGAATTGAAAGATACTCTTGCAGGTGGTGGAGTACAAAACTTTGAAAGTTACCACAGGATAGTAGGCGAAATAACAAGTCTGTCGTTTACTCTCTCACTAATACAAGACTTGCACAAGGACGATGATTAAACATGTCAAAAAACATAGAAGCCTTTGGTTCAGGCGGAGAACCGATACCCGATAAAGTAGAACGATTTACTGAACCTGTTGAAGTTGCACCTAGTGTGACTCCAGAATCAGTGCATGAAGACGGTGACTTACAGTCTAAGTTACCTAAACCCACAGGTTATAGAATTTTAATATTACCTTTTAGTCCTAAACAAAAAACTAAAGGTGGTATTTACTTAGCAGACTCAGTGTTAGAAAAAGAACGTATAGGCACTAACGTTGGGTATGTAGTAGCACTCGGTCCAGATGCATACCGTGACTCAGGTAAATTCCCTGAGGGAGCATGGTGTAAACCTAAAGACTGGGTGATATTTGGTAGGTATGCAGGAGCTAGACTCAAAATTGAGGGTGGTGAACTGCGTTTGTTAAACGATGATGAAGTTTTAGCTGTTATCTCAGATCCTGAAGATATACAATCAGCTTAAATGAATCACGCACATAAGGAGAAATAACATGGCAGAAGAAGCTATGCAAGTAAAAGAAAATGATGATGGTGCTGAAGTTGAGATCCCAGAGGTTGAAACTGAAGAAACTGAATCAGAAGTAAAGATAGAAGAGACAGAAAAAGAAACTGAAAAAGAACCTGTAGAAGCTAAGTCGGAACAAGAAGACGAGATTGAAGACTATAGTGAAGGGGTTAAAAAACGTATAAATAAGCTCACTTATAAGGTACGAGAATCAGAAAGAAGAGAACAAGCAGCAATAGATTATGCTAAATCTGTTCAAGAAGAATTAAATAAAACTAAAAATAAACTTTCAAAATCTGATCAAAACCTTTATAGTGAATAC